GCTTTCAAAACAAGCAGCAGGAAACTCTTTAAAAGTATTACCTATTCTTAAAAAGTAGCCTGGGATGTTATTGAAATTTTTTATATACCAAGATGTGCCGATTATATTTTGACAGATACCTGTTGAATTATCTTTAAATTTAGCCTCACCAATGATGGTCCTGTATCTTCTTCTAGGCATCTTCTTCACTTTCTCCCCAAACATCATTTCTTTGCTCTATGATCGTTCTTGATAATATTGAAATAAGTCGTCTAGCTGTAAAGCTATCGAAAAACATAATGTCACCGTAATTAGCTAATAAATCTAAATCTTTTTCTGAAGTTACTAAAACCTCAAAATTAGGCTTACTCATTTGTTCTTTTAATTTTTTTTGAAGAACCAATAATTGCTGCTCAATCTCAATTAATTGACTGTTTTCCTTGCCAGGAAATAAAATAATATTATCTAAAATTTTGGTCATTTCTTTTTAAATAATTTTTATATTGTTTCATTACTTTATAATCAGACGTTGTATTTTTATGAGATAATTCTAAATTCATTTTAAATTCTTTATAGTTCAAAATAGTTTTTAAATTTTTTTGTAAATTCTTTAGTTTCTTTTTTTTCGTGTAATTGTTTTGCTTGTTCCAAATAACTTTGTGCATCAATGTAACTATCTTCTTTAAATTTATGTGATGCTCTTACTAATTTTGCTGCTGTGTACATCAGACAAACTTGATGAGCCATAATTTCTGTTTTTAATATTTCAGAAAGAAGTACGGACCAGACTTTAGCAATAGATTTCATATTGCTGTCGAATGATCCATACTCCAATTCTTTTATTTTTTTTATGGAGTTCAATCTTTTATTTAGATTGTTTGTTTCCACTCTTACTCCAATCTTTGTGAGCTTCTTTAATAAAGAACTCAATTGTCTTACTCATTGATATTGGCAGCTCAAATCTTTTAGCGGCCAACTCTTCAATCTTTTTGTAAGTTTCGATGTTGATTGCTACGGATTTAAACTTATCTGCATCCATTACATCTTCTCCAATTCATCTGGGTTAAAAGATGTTTGTGCAGTCATTGTATTTCCTGCTGCATCAGCAAGCTCAACTCTGTGGAACCAATAATATTCAGATCCTTTTGGCATTTTACCTTCGCCATTAGCTATCGATTTATAGGCACCAAATCTGTACTTCACTCCGGCAATATCTATTGAGCCAGAAAGATCGTAACTGTTTGGATTTTTTTTATCAGATTTAGGAACAGCAATTCCTAAATTCTTTTTTTTTGTATCAACCATTATTCAAGTTAACTCCTTTGTTTGTTAGGTTAGTTTTCACGGCTGTAAATTTTTCCATAAATCTTTTGTAAGATAATGGATTGTTAGCTTTTAATTTTTCAAAAGCTGGTTTGTAAGTTGACAGCCATGCCTTGTAGGCTCCAAGATGACTAATTACTTCAAGCTCTGTTAAAGCCTTTTGTAATTGTTTATCTTGTTGTTCGATTGCCAGACTAACTTCTTCAGCAGAAGCAATCTGATCGTTTATTATTCCAAGAAATGCAAGCGCACGACCTACTGCAGAAGTTTCTGCATTTTCAAGCGCACTTGTTTGGTTAATTCTGGATGCAGATCTAAATTCTTCTGCAAGTCCTGTACTAACGTGTTTTCCTTCAAGGAATATATCCGCCTGGACAACAGCTTTATCGTTATCCAAATGAATTACTTTTGTCGTTATATCTAAATCCACACCTAGATTTCTGCGTGCTATAGCAAGTCTATGTGCAACAGTTGCATAATCTTTGCCGTGAATAGATATAGTTTGACCATTTAATGAGTTTTTAAAATCACTAATGGTTTTTACTAATTTATCAGCCATAAAATTAAACCTCCTATTATTGTTGTTATTGTAAGTGCTAATAAAATTCTTTGTTGTCTTAACTTTTTACGCAGCTTTCGATCCTTTAAAATTAATGAGCCAATGTAATTATACATTCCATAACCTCTTAGCTTGCTCAACAAACTCTTGACCAATACTCCATTGAAACGGATGATCGAACTGCGGATCTACATCTTCAATTAAATTTTTCTTAATTTCATCAACACTTAAATCTTGGTATCTTGTAAATAAACGTTCTCTTCTTTTTGCAACGTTTAAAATATATTTAAAATTTTTTTTTAATCCTTCAACTGTAAGGAATGGACAATTTGTTTCATCAAAGATTGCAAAGTCTTGTTCTGATACATAAAGAAGTTTTATTGGAACTTCATAATTGTAAGCAGCAGCATAAAATGAAACTTGAATTAAATGAGATTGAGAAGGCAAGGCTGGACATTTAGAAGATACAAATGACAAAGTACCATCTTTTTTAATTTTACCTGGTCTTGACCATGAAGTCTTTAGTTCAAGGAGAAAGGAACCAGCAGGCTGGGGTAACGGAGAAGAAATGCCTGTTGGAAAAGACTTGACTAAAGATCCAAACTCAAAATCACTTCTTCCGATAATGTCAAGAAAGAGAGAAAAAACATTACCTGGAATTGTTACATGATTTTCGCAAGTTACAGGACCAGCCTTACCTAATTTTCCAATTGCTTGGAAAGCGTTTTCAATTGTACTAGGAATTGTGTTTATATAATGATCCTTCTTTGCTTGATCTTTATCATTCACAGGCTTGTACTTTTTGAATTCATCTATTGCAGCACGAATTGCAAAATCTTTTTTTAATTTTATATGATTAGTAGGAGATAATTTATTTGCTGAATTTAACTTCCATAAAATATCAGCGTAGTGCCATTGTAGAGCATTGTTAACACAAACTCCTGCAGCCATTTGTGCGTTGCCTTCAAACAATCTTCTAGTCGCTTGATCGCAAATTACATATTTATAAATGTATGGACCATCAGGCATTAAAGTCTGAGTTGGTGAATGGTGAGTTAATTTTAATTTTGCAGCAAAAGTCGGAAGTTGATTTTTAATTTCCGCAAGTGGATCTAAAATTTTATTCTCTGAAATTATATTCGTGTTTGTCATAACACGAGATATAAACTCTTAGTCTAATATGTCTATAAAAGTTGTCAGACTTGACTATGATTTGTCCGTAAAGGCTCTTTTGTCTTTAACGGCTGATATGGCAGTATTGGCACTTTTATTTGTTCTCTTTTTTTGTCTTTGTAACCACATTTCAAATTTATCTGCAGGATAATGAGGTCTATTACAAACTATAAAATATTCTGGAACATCACCGTTATTAGCTTTTGGATTTTCTCGCATGGTTCTTAAAGTGCGTTCATCAATGCCGTACAGTCTTTTGATTTTAGATGGTTTTAAAGCAACACCTGTAAATTCGTTCATGCTGTTTTCTTTCTTTGTATAGTTTTAATTTCATCATTTAAATTACCAAGCAGACTTTCATACTGATTTAAAACTTGTTGGTATTTCTTTTTTACTTCTCCACTTTTTTTTTGGTCCGTAATTTCATATAATAATTTTTTTGTTTCTAATAAAGTTTTTTCAACATTGTCAATTTTTTCTTGTATGTCTTTACGTAAAATTGCGCTTTTAACTCTGTTAGATTTTTTTGTAATTATTGGATCAACAATTGCAACTACAGGAGATACAAATAACGGATCAACAATATCTTCAATCACAATTTTATTTTTCGCAAAAGGATCTGGATTTAAAATATTTATTTTGCCACGAGCATTTTCATAAATACCGTAATAATATCTTATTTCATCTATTCCAAATTCTTCATGCACAAATTTTTTACCAATGATAACTAATTTACCGTGATAGTTTTTTGTATCACTTCCTTTGTAATAAAAAATTATGTGATTATTATAAATTGAACCTCTACTTAAAATTTTAATTGCTTTGATGGATGGTCTATAAATATCTCTTGGTACAGTAACTGTTTCGTTATCGTAATACCAAACTTCTCCTGGAACGTAATTATGTTCTCCAAATTCATTTGCTGATAATAAATCTACAGCTCCCCAAACTTCACAACGCAGCTCATTGAATAATAAATCTACAGGATCGCAATTCAATATTTGTGAATAATGTATTGCTTGATCGATAGATATATTTCTTTTGCCTCGAACTTCTTTCCAAACATTTGAAAAATTTTTATCAGCCTTGTCTGCGAAAGATTTATCATCAAAATTATTTATATGTAATTGTGTACTTAATTGCTCTGCTGTATCTGCAATTAAAAAATGGCTGCTTAATAATTTTTTTTGGTATTCATTTTTTTCAAAAGTCCATTCATTAATAAAATTTTCTTTATTTTTAATAAAATCTAAAGTTAAAATTTTTCTATAAACATCAATAGAATTGCCGCTGATCTCACAGTTCCATGTTTTACCTTTGTAATCTTCACTAATTTTTAAAGACCAAATATTAATTGAAACTGTTGCAAATGTTCCTGTTTGAACTCCTGGATTTTTTTTAAATGATATAAAGTAATCGAAATCCTGTGCCGACATCAATTCTAGTTCTGTTGGCTGTGCTGGTTTCCAGCTAGTTTTTAAAGCTATTTCCATAGATATATAAGATTATATAATTTAGACCATTTTTATAGTCAAGTATGACAAAAGACTTGACAGGCTATCTGGGTAAATTATTGAGGAATTACTATGAAAATACACGGATTAAATAATGGCCAGAAATGAGTTTTATAGCGTAACACGCACTCCTGTTAGCATTTGGCACAGAAATCAACATGATTTAGTGGCCGCTACGGATATTGATTTATGTGAAATATGTCCAGCTTGCGCCAAAATCCTTGTAATTAGCGACACAATTTACAATGTGGATGGCTCATTTAGAGGCAAATCAGAGTGGCTGCAAAGACCATATAAAGAAATAGCTAAATGTTTAAATATTCCATTTTGGGAGGTTTTTTACACAGTCAACGAATTCGACTCACAAAGACCAATAGTAGAATTTAACATTAGAAGAATTTATCCAAATCCAACAAACGATTTAATTAATTTAGTTCCAGACGAATACCTGCAATACCTGGAGCATAAAGTTCAGCAGCATATTCCAGATTGCAAATCCAAAGAATATTTAAAAAAAAGAATGAACACACCAACACAACAAAACAAAACATTATTAAGAAAAAATAATTATGAAAGATTATTAT